GTGATGGTGCCGGTTCCGTTGATGACGTTGATCGCAGCGCCATAACGGTCAGGGACGAGGGCGCTGTACGCCAACGCCCGGAACAGGACACCGGCCGAGTCCGCGTAGGGCTGGGTGAAGGTCTCCATCCGGAGCTGGGACTCCCAGAGCCACACGTCCTCAAGACGGAGCACGTACACCGGGTCCTGGTTGAGCCCGGCGCCGGTGTTCGTCGCAATGTTCGCGTCGACATACACGGGAAGCCCCTGCATGACGCCGACTGCGCCGGCCGCGACGACACCCGCGCCGTTGTCGCCGATCGCGTTGAATGCCGGCGTGTTCATCGGAAGCAACGGACGGTTCTGCGTGTCGAACGACGCCGAGATCCAACCCCACCTGCGGGGATGCATCACGATCGCAGTGGGCGGCAAGAACCGGGTCGTGCTGACCGCGGCGATGGCCTTCGCCAACGTCGCATAGAACTTCCCGGCACCAGCTACGGCAGGAGCCGCGTCGGTGTACGCCGTCGAACCAACACCAGCAGCATTCGACACGCCGCGGAGCTGGCCGGCAGCACCTGAACCGGTGATGAACTGGGTGTCGAGTTGGCGGGCGTAGTCCGCGGCCAGGTCCTGAAGAATGATCGTGTCAAACGGGATCCCCGACTGGTCGAGAAGCTGCTGCGCAACAACCTGCTTGCCGCCGATGGTGCTGATACCCGACGAGACGGACGTGGTGGTCAGGTCCGTCTGCGACAGCGCCGTGTTCTGCGTGGTCTGGATCGCGACCGTGGTCCCACCACTGATCTTCGGGATGTTCACCGAAGACACACCAGAGGGCAGTTCCTGGTGGTTCACGAGGTTCGCGAACACCCGTGCGGGGCGGGCGAGGGCGATGAAGTCGTTGATCAGCCACACGGGCGGCGCGAACTCACCACCGGAACCACCAACAGCCCCTGTGTTGCCAAGGGCGCGGGTTTCCTGCGACGCGATGAGCCGGGTCCTGGCCTCACCGGAACCGGCGAGAGTGGCCGCTGCGAGATCCTTGAAATAGGAGTTCTCGCGGCTGTCCCGACGATACACGGGGTTCGGCTCGTTGGTGACGCCCTCGCCAGTCTTGACGGGGGCGTTCATCTCGACGCGGTGCGCGGCGGCGCGGGCCTCACGGGCCTCAGCCTCCTGCACCTCGGCGATACGCGCGTCGATGGACTTCAACTCAGCAAGTCCGTCGTCGAACACGGTGGTCTCTTCGGGGGTGAAGGAACGGGTCTCGCCCGCCTCGTCAACCGCTGCGGTGTTCAGAGCTTCCAGGCTGGCCTTGAGGGCCGCCCGACGCTCCATAAGGGCTTTGAGCATGATGGTTTCCTGTCTTTGAGAGGGGGTTGTGTTGACCTCTCCGCAGGCACAGCAGGGCACCGGAGCCACCCTTGCGGGGCGTGTCCGTTGAGCCGGTGTGAATGGTGAGCGGGTGGTGCGGGTACTTCAGCCGGCGAGGCTAAGGAGCCTCAGTCGGAGTTCATGGGCCACAACCGCGCCGAGCGCCTCAGTGGGCTCGTCTTCGCAGTCGGGGTTCGGGATGTCGAGGGCCTCAGCGAGTTCCTCTTGCGCGTCGTCGACGATGGAGTCGATGGCGGTGAAGTACGCGAGAGCGCGGGTCAGGACTGAGGCGATGTCCTCAGTCGAGGCGTCGCGGGACTCGAGCGCACGCAGGGCTGAGGCGATGGCATCGACCGCAGGGACACCGGCCGAACGGATCGCAGCCGAGGCGTTCGGGTTCGCCGGGTACGTCACCACAGACACGTCGCCGTCAGCCAGGTCCAGCGCGAGCAGCGTGCGCTTGGTCATGTCGTTCTCCCAGATGTCCTCGTTCGTGCGGAACGCGAAGGACATCTGGTTCAGGTCGCCACGCTTCATCTTCGGGACGAGTGCGGCAACGTCGGGGTCGGACGGGTCGAGCTCGGCGGCGACCATGAGGCCGCGCTTGTCGGTGTCCAGAGTCAGCGTTCCGCTCGCGGTGCGTGCCAGTGGCAGGCCGGTGTGGTTGATGAGCAGCCGCACGTCAGGCTTCTGACCAAGGGTCCGCTTGAACGCCCCAGCGTCGACCGTCTCGGTGTACCAGCCCATGTCATACGGCTGGTCGAACGTGGACGCGTAACCGGTCAGGGTGACGACGTCGGACGCCTCACGGATCTCAAGGCCAGCGACGGCCATCCTGCGCTCGAAAGTCTTCATGCCGGTTCTCCTTCGGGGACGTTCTCATTCACACTGGGCACGCCCTTAGGCAGCGTGGACTTGGGCATCCCAGTCGGGGACACCGTCAACGGGACAAGCTCGAGGAACGTCTTCTGCTCGTCGGTCAGCGGCGGCAGGTCGGACCACGCGCGAACCTCGTCGGGGGTCTGTTGCTTGGACGCGATGGCAATGGCGCCGGCCTTGATGCGCGTCTCAAGATCGGTGCGAGTCAGCACGCTCGTGTCGAACCGGGCATGCTTCTTGCCCGCCATCAGGGGCGCGATGGCTGCCTCAATGCGGTTGAGCCACGACTGGATCGAATAGGTGAGGAAGTCCACGCCTTTTGACTCGATGTTGGCGTAGGTCATGCTGTTGCCCGCTTCGGCCGCGATCATCTCGGGCGGGACGCGGAAGATCCGGGCGATACCTGCCACGCCCAGCTTCTGCGTCGCAAGGAACTGGGACTCTTCGGGAGTGACGGAGAGTCCAGAGAACTTCAGTCCAGCGCCAAGAACCAACGGCTCACGACCGGATACCGACGCGATTAGGCGTTCTTTGATCGTGCGCGCCTGCTCCTGGTTGATGGACTGATCCGATGTCAGAACCGAGCTGGGGTGCGGCGCGTCTTGGAAGTAGCCGAGCGCGAACTGATCTATCGCGGCATTGGTGTTGATCTTGGTTGATGCGTACTGGATCGGGGACAACCCGAACGGACGACCCGGCAACCGATACGCCCGTGTGTGCCAGATCCGGTCATTCGGGATCACACCATTGGCCGGGGTCTGGTAGATCATCTTGCCGGTTGCGCGATCCTGATGCGCCCGCAGAACATCAGGGTCCATGATCTCGATCTGATCCGGGTAGCCGTCACGATCGAAGTTCAGGATGTGCCCGTAACTGTTGCCGCGGAGCATCAGCGACACCACGATCATGGAGATCCAGTCGGGCATCAGCGCGTCACTGGAGGGGCGCTCCAATAGCGGTGGGTTCGAGATCGGGACACGAACGCCGGCCCGCTTAGTGAACGCGTCCAGCGGCATCATGCTCACCGTCTCGGCGACCAGCCAGACGCACGCCCAGACAGCCGAGTCCCGCATGGCCTGATCTAGGCTCGGTGCCCGGTTCCCACCGAACAGATTCACGCCAGGGAACGGGGAGACGATCGGCTCAGGCGCCCAGCTGCGATGCTCACGAAACAGGCTCATGCGAGGCGCACTCCGATCAGGACAAGCGCGGCACCCGCGGCAATCAGCCCCGCAGTGAAGGAGACCGTCCAGATCCCGCCGACGATCAGGGTGAACCCGGCAACCTCCAGAAGGCTCGTGGCCCATTTACGAAGCACGCGAACCTCCTGATGGCTTTATGTCACGGCGCGCGCCGTGTGTTTCGCGCTTGTTCCGACCGGGTAGCCCATCGGCAGTTACTCGGCTCATAATTGCCGTCGTTGTCGATGCGATCGATTGAATGTCGAGGTGTTGGTCGCGGCCCCATGTCCGCATAGAACGCCTCGAATGAGGCGAACCACTCGGGACACACACTGATCCCTCGCCCGCCCCAGTCTTTGTAGCGCGACGCGTTGGGGTCAGAGCAACGAGCTTTCATGTTGGTCCAGACGATGTACGTCGGGGATCCTGTGAGCCCGTGCGTGGTGTTTCGCTCCCGCGTCATGTCGGAAACCAAGCATCCGCAACTGACGCTATTGCCTCGTCTGAGGTTGGACGCGTAAACAATCGGTGTCGTGCCACAGTCGCATCGACATAAGAACCGGGTCATTCCGCCGGGGCTATTTGCGACCCTCGACTCGACTACTAGACGACCGAAGCGCATCCCTGTCATATCTACGAATTGGCTCATAGTACAATGTACCATGTTACCAGACGTTATTCGCGGGATCCATATCTGTGTTGGATGCTGCGATGGCCGCCCACAGTGCGAGCGTGGCCGCGTACAGAGGGGTGATGTCTGCCGAGGACCGTTTGCGACCCCAGCGCCACGCACCCTCGCCGTCCTCGACAGCCTTGCGAGCCGTCAGTAATGCCGAGATGAGTGCCTGTTGGCCGAGGTGGCGCAAGCCTTTGGTTGTGAACAGGTCGAAGAACAAGCCACACGCCGCGGCGACGTCGTTGCCCTTGATGAACAGGATCTCGATGCCCGCAGCCTGCAACGCCGGGACCAGAGACTCGGCGGCCGAACCTGACGCGATAGCGACCTTCATGCCGGGCCAACGCTTGGCCAGTTGCACCATGCGCGGTGCAACCCAGTCCGTGCCTGGGCGGTGGTCGACAATGCCGTTCAGCCGTTTGGTCATCGTTATCTCGATGTGCGGCAATCCGTCGGCACGCAGCCCCGCGACGGCGATCGCAGACCACGAATGAGCCGGCGACACATCCAATGCAAAAATCGGCGGGCTAACGATCTTCGATTTCGCGTCAAGGCAAGATGCCACGAACTCAGGCGAGATCACCTGATCGCGTGCGCCCATGTCATCCCAGATGCCAAGGCCCTCACGGCGCCACGAGTCGTCCGACTTCAGGTTGGCCCGCAACCGCTTCACGGACGCCAGCGGTGTCCGGTGCGGGTAGGACGGGTTCGCCTTCTTCAGTTGCTCGATGCTGTCCAGGCTCGGCCCGCCTTTGTGGCCCGTCTTCGGATCAGCCGAGCACTCGATATAGACCGCTTCGCCGCTCTCGACTACGCCGAGCCCGTCCGACTTGGCCGCCAGAGCCTTCCGCCTGCGGTCCTCGAACTCCTCGCCCGGGTCAGTCGGCCGCGGTGGCGTGCCCGGGTAGAACAGCAGCGCACCATGCGGGTGCCGGCACTGGTTCGTCGCCGCAACCATGTCCTCAAGCGCCTTCGCGTCAAGGATCTGCGCCTCATCGAACACCTCGATGTCGACCTCTTCGAACCCACGACCGAAGCCCTGCGAGCGGGCGCCGAAGTAGATCACCGAGCCGTTGGCGAACTCGATAGCCTCCTTGCCAGACCCGCGCCGGGTGGCGTGGATGTATGGTGCTACAGACTTGCGCCGCGTGAGCGCCAGCAGTGCGCGGAACGTGTTCCCGAGCGTCGCAGTGTGGTGTGCAGTCCACAGCACCTTCAGCCCAGGGAACAGCATGCACAAGGCGAAGACGATCCGCCCGATCAAGAACGTCTTAGCAACCTGCCGAGCGATCGACAGCGTGACGCCGCCAACCGTCGCGGCGTACAGGCCATCCGCGCGCTTGCCCAGAATGACCCGACCAAGATCGGCCTGCCAGCGGTCGAACTCGTCGCCCCACTCACGACACTTCGACTCGACTGCCGGCCAACCCGTCGAGACGATCCCCTCAGGGATCACAACATGACGAGCAACCTCAGATAGCCGACGCGTCGAAGGCTTCGTCCTCAGTCGGGCCGCCACGCTCCGCCTCAGCCTTCTCCGCGTGGTTGAGCGCGGTGATCTCCTTGGAGATGTCCTGAAGTCGTCGAGTCAGGGAAGCCAGGTCACGCGGTGGGCACTCAGGAGCTGACACCGCCGACGCAATCCGCTCACGCATTGCCACCAGCAGACCCTTGTGGTCACCCAGTTCCGCGGCCTCCGTGACGGACATCTTGCGCGGAGGGACAGGTGGGGCCTCGCCGGGGGAGACGACACGCAGAGGCTTACGTGCCATGACGCCTCCGTGTGGGTGTGGAAAATACTGGATGAAGAAATGGACGGAAGCGGGGTCTTTCGCATGGTCGGCAGTCGAAAAACCGAACCGATGCCTTGGGTGTGCCTACCAGTCTCTTGATGCCCTGTTGCCTCTGAGTTGGTTACCCAACGTGGCGCCTGCTGAGCGGTTGCAGTGTGAGCAGATGATCCTGTCCCCTGGTTGCGCGCCACCACCGAGGACGACGGGAGTCGAGTGGTCGAGGTCCATGCGTCGTGGGTCAACCATGAGTACGTCGCACTTGTGTGTGCATCCACCCATGCCACATGGGCAGTAGGTGTTGATGGCGTAGGGCAGTAGTTGCTTACGACGCTTCTGCTGCCTGTTGGGATCAGTGCGCAGACGCGCGGGCATGGGTCAGGACAACGCGGCAATCAGGGGGACAAGTACCAACGCCAACAGCCCGAGCGGCACCCATGCGACGCGGGATGGCATACCGGCAGCAGC